GTTCATTTTCTCGTATCACAAAAGACAATGGATTTATTTTGATAGCACAAACTGACCGTAAGATAAACGGTGAGATATTATCTAATCATATTACCTATTACAATGCGATGGTAGACTATGGTTGGAAACTTAAAGACTACAAGATAGTAGTGAGAAACCATCCAGTAGAAAAACGAGATATGTATACGTTTAACTACCAACACTGTTTGATATTCACTAAGACAGGCACCATCAAACGTGCTGGTGATTATCTCAAAAGTATTATGGTGTATGAAACTCATAAGATGAAAGGGTTTAAAGGACCAATGCAGCTGCATATGTGGAATGAAAATTTTATTGAGTTGATGCTTGAGCATCTATCTAAAGAGAATGACAAAGTGATAGATCCTTTTGCTGGTTCAGGTGTGGTGCCGTATGTGGCAAAGAGAATGAACCGACAGTATTTTGGAATTGAATTAAATGAAGATGTTTACAATGCTTCAATAATGCAGACGGCAATAGTATGAAAGAGCAAATGCTTAATGATAAAATATTATTTGTGCCTGATAAGGTATTAGAAAATTTAGGTTGGAATGAAAAAATATTATTAGAATTAGAACATACTGATGATGGTTGGATAATAAAACAAAGTAAGGTAGCCGCTTCAAAATTTTTAGGATTTGGTGATGGAGATTGAATTGTATACAAAAACTGATAAAGGAAAACAAATGTGGTCTGATAGAGATGTATATACTGCTGATATAACAATAGTCACAGCTTTATTTGATGGTCGTATGACTAGTGTTCCACATTCTGTAGGCATCTATGATGCTAGTTGGGTTGATAAACTCTACCGTGGTATAGCTAGAAACTATAGCGGTATGTTTGATTTTATTTGTTTGACAGATCAAAATTATAAGTTTGAAGAACCTATTATAAACGAAAGATTGTCTATGTCTGTTGATCAATATGGATGGATGTGTATGGTTGATATGTATCGGCCCAATTTATGTAAGGGTAACCGATTTACTATGGGATTAGATACGATTATAACAGGACCGATAGATGATATATTAAACCATAACACAAGAATAGGATTATGTGGAGATCCCTTAACACCTGATTGGGTATGTAATGCTGTTACTTTAGCTAGTCCAGAATTTTGTGATGAGTATTGGGATCGGTGGAAGGATAAGAATGAGGATATGATGAAAGAATGTATTTTTATTGGAGCCCCATCTGAAATGGTTGTCTTGAGAAAATATTATAATGATGCAGAGAGATTAGATGTAACATTTCCCAATAGAATTTTAAGTTATAAGGCTCATGTTATGGGAAACACTAGGAGTTTAAATGATTCTAGTATTGTATATTTTCATGGTAATCCAAAACCTCATAATATAGCACATCAGGGATGGGTGCAGGAGCATTGGAAATGATATTATTTGCATATGATTTTCCTCATAGAAAAACACAAGACTTTATTTTTTATTTGAAGTATTTTAATTTTAAATTAGATGCTGTGATTGGAGCACCTAAAGTATTGCTGGATATACCAGAACAACAATACCATTCTAGTGTTCCAACCATAGGTTTACATGACACTAGAGAGATGTGTTGGAAGATGAACATTCCATATTATATGATGGGTCATAATACAGATGAATGTTTACATTATCTAGATAGAGTTAAGCCTAAACTTGGTTTGATATCAGGTGCAAGAATACTCAAGAAGGAAGTCATTGATAAATTCAGTTTGGGTATAATTAATTTTCATCCAGGTGGTATTCCAGACTGTAGAGGTCTTGACACAGCCCATTGGATAATGTATAATGAATTATCAGTAGCAGTTACAAGCCATTTTATTGATGGCCGTGTAGATGGTGGTTGGATTATAAAGAGACAAGAGTTTAATAGACCAAAAGATCATACTCTACAAGATATTGGATCGTTATTGTATTACGGACAGTTGGCTATTTTTAGAGAAAGTATATCAGCTGTGAAAGGAAAGAAGAAGGAAGATTTTGAGTATGTGCCTAAGGATGCTAAGGTACCATATGGATATTATGTATGAATTAAAAGATTATTTGAATGATATCAACTATGAGAAAAAGAATCTCATGGATAGTGAGGATGAGTTTTGGGAAAAAAAGTATCCTGCCTATGTAATTAATAGATGTTTAGCTGCCTTTACTGATACAATATTCTATGTTAATGAGATGAATCGTTTTCATCACCTGGATAAGAAGTTGCAAAACGATTTTTTAATAAATAGTCTAAGGAAACGTAAACGCTTTGCTAAGTGGTTACGTCCTGACGAGGTGAAAAACATAGAGTATGTCAAAGAGTATTATGGTTATAGTAATGAAAAAGCCAAGCAGGCTCTAGAAGTTTTGACCGATGAACAAATTGAAATAATAAAATTAAAATTGATTAGAGGCGGTAAACATGGACGAATTGGAGTGGACCCCTGACCTGATGTTAGAGGTTGGGTTAGCAGAATCCGACGACTTCCTCAAAGTGAGAGAAACATTATCCCGCATAGGTGTTGCTTCTAGAAAAGAACGAAAACTATACCAGTCTTGTCATATTCTACATAAACAAGGTAGATATTACATAGTGCATTTTAAGGAGTTATTTGCACTTGATGGTAAGCCAACCAATATCTCTATAAATGATATTGAAAGAAGAAATACAATTGCAGGTCTATTAAATGATTGGGGACTCGTAAATTTAATTGGAGAGAATGAACCTAGAGCACCATTATCACAGATAAAGGTTTTATCTTTTAAAGAGAAAGATGATTGGATATTGGAAACAAAATATAATATAGGGTCAAAGAAAAATATTGATTGATGTTATTAGCAATATATGAAAATAAAAAGTATAAAACAATACACGTTCCGTTAGAGAAGAAGAAAGAGATACAAGAGTTTCTAAGGAAAGAAGGTATACGATGGTACACAATGGGTTGGAGTGAAGGAGAAAAAGAAGATGTCAATAAAACTATTACGGCTGAAGTCAGGTGAAGATGTTGTTGCAGATATAGATGAAAATGAAAATACAATAACATTAGAAAACCCAGCACAAATTGGACCCATGGGTGACCCCAGAGGCGGTAATGTACAGATGGGGTTTGGTCCTTGGGTACCATTTAACAAAGGCAAAACGGTAGAAATACCTAGAGATTGGGTAGTATTCATTATCGAACCTGCTGATGATATAGTAAATAATTATAGACAGGCATTTGGATCAGGTATTGTTGTACCTCCTGTAAAAATAGATTCAAAGGCTTTACTTAAAGAGTAACCTGTGTTATAATTAGTAGATGTCTGAAAATTTCTATACAAATATAATTCAAAAAGGTAATACACTTCTCGTCCGTGCGATAGAGGATGGTAAGCGTGTTCGGCATGAAGTACAGTATAAACCTACCTTTTATTTTCCAACAAAGAAAAAATCAAAGTTTAAGACTCTCAAAGGAACTCCAGTAGAGTCTATGGAACTAGGTTCTATAAGTGAAGCTCGAGAATTTCTAACACAATATAGAGACCAACCAGGATTAATTTATGGTATGGATAGATATCCATATGTTTGGTTGGCAGATCAATATGAAGGTTATGTTGATTGGAATATAGATAAGATTCTTATTCTCACCATAGATATAGAAGTTGCAAGTGAGAATGGTTTTCCACAACCAGAATCAGCTGATGAAGAAGTCCTTGCCATCACAGTAAAGAATCATAGAACCAAGAAGATACTTGTATGGGGTATCTATGATTATAAAAATGACCGTGAAGATGTAGAGTATTTTCATTGTATTGATGAAAGAGAAATGCTCGAACAATTCGTGGCGTTTATGGTGTCAGTACAACCAGATGTTATCACTGGATGGAACACAACATTCTTTGATGTTCCTTATTTAGCAAATCGTATCACAAGATTGTTTGGTGATAAGATGAGAAATAATATGTCCCCTTGGGACGTAGTATCGGAAGAAAAAGTTACAACGTATGGCAGAGAACAAACCAAATATAATATTTGGGGTGTGGCTAATATGGATTATATGGACTTGTATAAAAAGTTTACATACAAGAACCAAGAATCATATGCTTTGAACTATATTGCTAGTGTAGAGTTAGGTATTAAGAAAGATAAAAATCCATATGATACATTTAAAGAATGGTATACAAATGATTATCAGTCTTTTATAGATTATAATATTAAAGATGTAGAGCTGGTTGATGCATTAGAAGATAAGATGAAGTTGCTTGAACTGTGTCTCACAATGGCATATGAGGCAAAGGTAAATTATATAGATGTGTTTTCTCAAGTTCGTATGTGGGATGTGACAATCTATAATTATCTCCGAAGTAAAAACATTGTAGTACCACAAAGAGATCATAGAACTAAAGGTTCAAAGTATGAAGGTGCTTATGTAAAAGATCCACAGACAGGACAACACAATTGGATCATGTCATTTGATTTGAATAGTTTGTATCCGCATTTGATTATGCAATATAATATATCACCAGAGACAATGATATCACAGAGATTTCCTAAGGCGATAGATGTTAATAAGCTATTAGCTAAAGAAGTTGATACCAGTGTGTTGGGTGATAATTTGACAGTGACTCCAAACTCAGCTTGTTTTAGAAAAGATATCAGTGGGTTTCTTCCAGAGTTGATGGACAAGATGTATGATGACCGAGTGAAGTTTAAGAAGTATGCATTAGAGGCTAGACAACGATATCAAAATACAAAAGACAAAAAGTATCTGAATGATATTTCAAAATATAATAACATACAGATGGCAAGAAAGATTGCATTGAATAGTGCTTATGGTGCTATTGGTAATCAATACTTCCGTTATTATGATGAAAAATTAGCAACAGCTGTTACAACATCAGGTCAGTTAAGTATTAGATGGATTGAAAATAAGGTTAATGAATACCTTAATAATGTTTTGCAGACAAAAGATATAGATTTTGTCGTAGCATCAGATACAGATTCAATATATGTTAGGTTTGATGAATTAGTTTCAAAAGTTAATCCGAAGAACCCTGTTGATTTTTTAGATAAAGTTGCTAAAGAGAGATTAGAACCATATATCAATGAGTGTTTTGAGGAGTTGGCTGAGTATATGAAGGCTTATGCACAGAGAATGAAGATGACAAGAGAAGTTATTGCTGATAAAGGTATATGGACAGCTAAGAAACGATATATCTTAAATGTCCATGACAGTGAAGGTGTACGGTATGCAGAACCTCAGTTAAAGATTATGGGCATCGAGGCAGTGAAGTCCTCAACACCAGGTCCATGTAGAGAGATGATTAAATCAGCATTGACTTGTATAGTGAATAGTGATGAACAATCGTTAAATACATTCATTCAATCTTTTCGTAAAAATTTTATGAAGTATCCTGTAGAAGAAATTGCATTCCCTCGGTCAGTGAATGGTTTAAAGAAGTGGGGTGATAGAAGTCAGATATTTAAGAAGCGATGTCCTATGCATATTAAAGGTGCGCTAATATATAA